AGTCTTCAAATAAATCGTTTATTGTATTATATAATTCACTACTACTTGCCATAACTTTTCTCCTATATGTCGGATGCTCTTCTGAACCATCCTAGCCAAAATTTCTCTTGGGTTGGTTTTTTAATTACTATTCTTGCAAATTTTAAAACTCTATAAGCTCTAACTCTATCAAGTTCTACATTTTGTATTGCTTTAATAGTGTTAGGGCCTATACCTCCATCTATTTTTATGTCATGTCCTTTAGAAATAGCCGCTTGTTGTAAAACTCTAACTGCTCCACCTTGACCAAAGTTAACTACCATATCAAAATAGATATGTTTTAATCTATCAGGTACTTGGTCTGCTTTAGAAGGTTTCCAATACTTTTCATAATATATTTCTTTGGCACCTTCAATAGTTAAGTTTTTTATATCTACATTTGGATTAAATTTCTTAGCAATCCCGTATTTAGTTTCACCACCTGGGTCATCAGGATCGTTGACATAACCACCTTCGTGTTCTAAAACTTGCTCTATTATTTCTTCGAATGTTGTTTTCATAATAACCTCTATTAAGAATGTCTTGTATATAAATATATAAAACATAAAAAAAACCCCTAAAAAAAGGGGTTTTTTCTTGTGTTGTGTATGATCGTGTGGTTAAATTTTACTAGAATTGGAGTATCGCGTAATCATATCGTAGAGATAATGTAATCTCAGCTGGGTCATTTGACTCAAAAGATAAGTCACCGAAGTTAGCTGATTTAATCCAACATCCTTTTAGTTTCCATTCTTCTACAATGTCACCTACAGGTCCTAAAACTTGAATTGTAACATCTTTTTTGTAGAAATCTGAATATCCATCTCTACCAGTTACCGATTCATGAGATAACCTTACCCATTCCATAACTGCTTGAGAAGCAGAAGGAACAACTGGGTCATATAAAGTTATTTCTAATTCAGCCCATGCACCTTTTCCTTTAACATATCTTTTTACATTCATATGTTCAAGTGTAACTTCTTCAAATTCTATTGTTGGTCTATTACCAGTTTTTACAAGATAAGCTGGAACACCATCGATTTGAAACAAATATCTGTTTTTCAGTTTTGGTTCAAAGGGTGTAAACATTATGTCATTAGCATCTATTAATTTGGCCATTCTTTTTCTCCATTATCCAATTCTTTTATATACAAGTTTATAACTCATATATAAATATCAATTTGGTCAAAAAAGTCTACTTTTATTGTAGACTTTTTTGTTTTATATCATATTATTCTGGGAATGTAGCTCCACTAGGTTGAACTATAAAGTCAAGAACTATAAATTCAGCTGTTCTTGTAGGCTGAATAAATATTTGACCTCTCAATTCATTCCTATCTACTACATCCGGTGTATTATTTGTTTCATCCATTACCACTCTGAAAGCGCTTAACCCACTATTAGATTGAACTTGTTCCATATAAGGATTAACAATATTCAAGAATCTTTGTCTTGTAGCGTTTGTGTTTTGTTCAAACACTAAGAATCTTGAAGAAGAAGCTATAAATTTCTTCAATGAAATTAACAATCTTCTTACATTAACCCTATCAAGTGCTGATGGTTTAGCTTGAAGTGTTTTTTGACCCCAAACAACTACACCCTCACCAGGGAATGTTGCTATTGGATTCACTCTAGCATCATATAAATCATCTCTGTCTCCATGAGTCAATCTTTCTTTAGCCATAAGTACTTCAGTTAGTCCACCACGATTCAATCCAGCTGGTGCGAACCAAGGATGAGCTATCTTATCTGTGAAAGCTATTACACCTGGTACAACAGTTGATGGTGGTGCCCATACATGAGTATTATTTTCTTCATCAAACAATTTAACCCATGGCCAATAAGTAGCTGAATAATTACTATCTTCGGCTTCGACTTGACTTATTACATCAGCGTTACTAGCGTTATAGTTTCCAGCATCGAATACATAGAAAGAATCTGCTCTATCTTCTACAGTTTCTCTCGCTTTTGTATGAATTCCACCATGGTCAGATGAATTAATACCTGGTATTACCAACATATTAATATCAACTTCATCAGGATTAGATAATGTTCCAATAGCATTTTTGAAAGCTGTTTCATCAGAAGAACCAACTACAGATGGTAAAGCTTTCCCTAATCCATAAGCTGTTCCATCATTATTAGGACCGTTATTAGTTCTTGTTTCATCCCAACCATCATTACCACCTTGGAATCCTAAGATAAATTTCTTATGAGCGATTCCACTATCAAGTGTTACTCCACAATCTTTACCTAAGTCAAACTTAGATGATGTCATGTGAGCTTCTGTAGCTGAAGGAATAGGTGAGAAATATGGTACAGCGTTACTATTTAAACCACTACCAATGGTTATATCAGCAGAACCAGTATCAAAATTAACTCCGTGATAAAGTTTAGCACTAAATTCACCACTTGAAGATTGATTTGTTCTAATTGGTAAATCAACAATACTAATACTACCAAATCCTCCTGTAGTATTAAATGGATATACATAACTTCCAAATCCAAATGGTACTAAATTACTACCTAAAGTTTTTTGTTTAATACTATCATTTACATTTGTAAGTCTTATATATTTAGATTTATTTGGAAAATCTCCATCAATAACTACTTTGTTATTAGTATAAGATTTTTTATAATCACCAATTTTTCTAACTACATATCCTGGTGAGTCTTTATCTAAAGTACATCCTGTAAATGACTCAAGAACTTCAGGTCTTTTGTCTGTATCACCGAATTTTCTAACTACAACATCGAATGAACCATAATCTGAACCAGCTATTGTTCCAGCTTTTTTAATGTTAGTTATACCAACTTTAATTTCAGTGTTAGCTGATGTTCCATCTGATATTGTTTCCAATTTAAATAAATCAGTACCTAAACCATTTGATCCAGTCTGACTTAAAATCATTGGAGTTGAAGCTGCTGAATAACTACCTATTGTAGTTGTAGCTGTAACAGCTGATATTTGTGTATCATTACTTAATGATTTTGCTCCATATTTAAATATTTTATATACATAAGCTGGGTGACCAGAATTAATAACTGGTTTATTACCTAATACACTTTCTACATAATTAGCATCTGATGGATTCAGTGATAAAACTGGACTAATTGGGTTACTATGACCTTGCCAATTTACTTGAAAACTACTAGCAGAAGCTATACCACCTGTACCGGTGATTGTAGTATTGGTTAAGTTTCCAGCAGAAGCTGTTGGGAATAGTACTGCGTAAGCTTTCTTATCAGTAGCTTGTACACCACCATCAAAAACAAATGATGATGAGAATGATGTAGTTGTTAAATATCCACCTGTACCACTCGTTGAAATAGTTTTACTATTTAAAGCTGTTCCTACACTACCAGTTAATTGAACTGAGAATCCCCAATCTTCACCTTGACTTCCAGCTCCAAGTAGACCTGTTGTTGTATGGTAAGCTGGACAAATAAATGTATCATTGAGTGTTGTACCCAATGAAGCTGAAACACCAGTAGTTGAATAAGCAGCGTTAATTGCTCCAACGACATTAACAGCTGATTGAGTAATATCTCCACCGATTTGCCAAAAGTAAGTTGTACCAGATTTATAAACTGGGTCTACATCTTCACCGAAATATGAAGTTGCTGCTTGAGCCAATTCACCAATACCAAATTGTCCAGGACCATCAACCGTAAAGGATGAACCTGTCCATGGTTCAAATTTATAAGTTGTTCCGTCTACTGCAAATGAAAAATCATCACCTACATGATTATGTACACCAGCTGAACTTGTAAATTCTGCTCCCACACTACCAGAGTGAAATCCTGAAAATGAAGATGAGAACGCTATAGAAGCAGATGGTGATACACCAGTTGCTCCTCCTCCTGTTAAAACAACTGCGTTGGTATTAACATATCCACTTGTTCCCAATACTCTAACTATTGTCGCGGTACCTGAATTTTTTAAATAACTTTTTGCCGTATATGGTAAAAAGAAAGATGGATCTGTACCACCAAATTTTATTTGAAAGTCATTATAACTTTCTACTACTGTAGGTACATAAGCTGGACCTTTTTTACATATACCAACTAAAGCTGCTCCTATGTTAGAAACTGCTGCTGGTAAAAATGATACATCTATTTCGTTGGTAAATACACCGGGTGAGACTACTCTTTCTGCCATTATTTTTCTCCAAAATTAATTAACTAGTTATAAAAACTAAATTTGTTATTATATTATTTTTCGCTGTCTGTTGTTTGTTGGGAAGTAAAGACGCCAGTTGATGGGTCAAGTGAACCTTCACCATACTTGTCAGTAAGTTCATCAACCAAATCTTGTTCTTGTTTTTGTAATTTACCAAAATCATTTTTAACACTTTCTTCCGTCTTTCCTAGTTCTTCCGCTTGACGCTGTAGCGTCATTTTCGCAATTGCTAATTGTCCAAATTTAGCTTGGACTTTTAAATAACCTTCTTGTAAATCTTTTAAAGATTTCAACTCTTGTTCTGTAAACTTTTGTTCACTCATATTATATAACCTCCGAATTTTAATACACGCAAAATATCATATATAAATAGTAAATAAAATTTCAAAAACATTGATTTTTATTCTGTTTTTTCAGAAAAAACGATACGAGAATTAGTTAATTGTCTTTTTGCGTTATATTTTTTCTTATGAATTATATTAGCTAATGTTTGTGGAATTAAATATCCTTTCAGTTGAACATTAAATTCAGCTTTAACAATTCTTTCACCATTAACTTCTAATTCAGTAGCATCATTTATACCACCATCTACATTACATAAAAATCTATAAGATGTATTATCACCCCAATAAGTCCCAGATTGTTGTACAAAAGTTTCAACAATAGTATTCATCTGTGTTATAAAAGCGGTTGATACAATAAACGAATAACTTGTATTAACATATTGTGGTACAGTTGTTAAAATTTGTTCTTGTACTGGTTTAACACCTTGTTGAACATTAAATTGTGTATATTGATTATCTTTTGACCAACCAGATGACCTTATAACTTTAATCGTATCACCACTTATATCATGTTTCCACGATGGTAAACTTTCATTAAATTCAACATTTGTTCTCTTAAACATTAACAATGGTAAAATTAAAGCTCCATTTCTATCTCTTAAAGCTCCTCTTTTTCTTACATTAACCCATCTTTCTTCACTACCATACATAATTGGAACATCAACAAGTTCACCATTTTCTTGAACTTTTAAACCCATCACACTTTTAACATGAGACATAA